ACTACAAAAGAAATGGAAGATACAGCCGAAGGTAAAGAAACAAGAGATATGACAAGAAGTCAAATTGTTAAGGCTGCATTTAGAGTACTAACACTTAAACTTGGTAAGGCAAAAGTACCAATGATTATGACGAATCATACTTATGACGTTATTGGTTCAATGTTTCCACAAAAAGAAATGGGTGGTGGTTCTGGATTAAAATACGCTGCTTCAAATATCGTCTATCTATCTAAACGTAAAGAAAAAGATGGTAAAGAAGTTGTTGGTAACATTATACATTGTAAAAACTATAAGTCAAGGTTAACAAAAGAAAATGCGTTAATAGACGTTAGATTAACATACAAAGATGGCCTTGATAAGTATTATGGGTTATTAGACCTTGCTATCAAACATAACATATTTAAATCTGTTTCTACTAGAATAGAACTACCAGATGGATCAAAACAGTATGCTAAAACTATCAATAATGAACCTGATAAATTCTTTACTAAAGATATTCTCGCTCAAATTGACGAGGCAGCCAAAAAAGAATTCCTCTATGGCGCAGAATAGATTTGTTTTTGCTCAACGTGATGTTGACGATTACAGTTGTATAAAGATTACGGAGGGTCCTTACAAGGATATCATATACACATATGGCCATGTAAAGTTTGCTTCTGAAGAAAATGAACAAGGTGAATTGCCTTTAAAGTTTGATTATGATATTAAAAAGAATCCTAATGATGTTGATACCACAAGTATTGATTTTAGAAACTATATAGGTGATATATTAATTGAAGTAGTTGAAAAACAATTAGAAAATGGAACAATTAAGTTTGAAAAATAAGTATATAAAAACATACGATAATGTATTGACAAAAGATCAATGTCAACATTTAATTGATAAGTTTGAAGACTCAGCTTCACAACAAGTCAAAACAATATTAGATGATCATATGTCATTTACAGAAATCAATATTAGTATGCATAATGATTGGCAAGAGTATTCTGATATTCTTTTTCCTAAGTTTAGAGAGCTTGTTGACAAATATACAAAAGATGTTAAAATAGATGATATAAAACAATGGCCAGAAAAATTTGGTTTTGAACAAATAAGATTTAAGAAATACGAACCTAACGGTGAAGATGAATTTAAGACACATGTAGATGTGACTAACTATAATAGTGCTAAAAGATTTTTAGTTTTTTTTATGTATTTAAATAACAATGATGGCGGCGAAACAACATTTCCTGATTATGATATTAAGATTAAACCAGAGGCAGGTAAAGTGTTAATGTTTCCACCGTTATGGCCATTTAAACATGCAGGAGAAAAACCAATCAATCAACCAAAGTACATTATAGGAAGTTATCTACACTATGTCTGATCAATTTGAAAAAACACTTTTATCCAATCTAATACACAACGAAGATTTTACTCGTAAAGTTATTCCTTTTTTAAAACAAGATTTTTTTAGAAATAGAGATGAAACAACTCTATTTAATATTATCAATGACTTTATTGTAAAATATAATAATCTCCCAACAAAAGAAGCAATTACTATTGAGTTGTCTAATAACAAGACACTTACCGAAGATGAATATAAAAATACAAAAACTTTATTAAATAGTTTAGTACATGAAGAAGTTGAACAACAATGGCTGCTAGATACAACTGAAAAGTTTTGTAAAGATCGTGCTGTCTATAATGCTGTACTAAAAGGTATTAAGATTATAGATGGTAAAGACAATAAACACACACCAGAGGCCATACCAGGCATATTATCTGAAGCACTTGGTGTTTCGTTTGATAGACACATAGGGCATGATTATCTAAATCAAACAGATGATCGATTTGAATATTACCATAGAACTGAAGAACGATTAAAGTTTGATTTAAATTATTTCAATCGTATTACAAAAGGCGGACTACCACCTAAAACTTTAAATATAGCACTTGCAGGTACAGGTGTTGGTAAATCTTTGTTTATGTGTCATGTTGCTGCTAGTATGATAAGTCAAGGCCGAAATGTATTGTATATTACTTTAGAGATGGCTGAAGAAAGAATTGCTGAAAGAATTGATGCTAACTTATTAGATGTAACAATAGATGATCTTTATGAAATGCCTAAAGAAGTTTACGACAATAAAATTTCTAAATTACAAAACAAAGTAAATGGTCAATTAATTATTAAAGAATATCCTACTGCGTCTGCTCATAGTGGTCATTTTAAAGGATTGATTGATGAACTTGCATTAAAGAAATCATTTAAACCTGATATACTATTCATTGACTATTTAAATATATGTACTAGTAGTCGTTTTAAAGGCGGTAATATTAACTCCTATACTATGATTAAATCTATCGCTGAAGAATTAAGAGGACTTGCTGTTCAATATAATGTCCCTATTGTATCGGCTACACAAACAACAAGAACTGGTTATATGTCAAGTGATGTTGGTTTAGAAGATACATCAGAATCATTTGGTCTTCCTGCAACGGCTGACTTTATGTTTGCTTTAATATCGAATGAAGAACTTGAAGAACTAAATCAAATTAAAGTTAAACAGTTAAAAAATCGTTACAATGATCCTGCTGTCAATCGTGCATTTATAATTGGTGTTGATAGAAGTAGAATGAGATTGTATGATGTAGAACAATCTGCTCAACAGATTGTAGATAGTAACCAAGAAACAAAAGAAAAACTTGAAAAACCATCAGGACCACAACCTGCTGAAGTTTATGATAAGTTTTCGGACTTTAAAATATGAAGAAAGATAAAATAATAGAAGAATTAAAAAAAGTTTACGATCCTGAAATGCCATCTATTGATGTATTCAATTTAGGCTTGATTTATGATATTGATATAAAAGAAGAAAATGTTACAATCACCCATACACTAACCTCTATGCTTTGCCCTATGGCAGATCAGATACAAAAAGATATTAAAGAGGCAGTAGAACGTGTAGCAGGTGAAGGTAATGTAAAAGTTATATTGACACATACTCCACCATTTAGTAGAGATATGTTAAGTGAAGAAGCTAAATTAATACTAAACCTGTAAGGATAACAATGGCAACAAAAAGAAAAAGAAAACCATCAATATACTACAAAACTGAAATGGTCAAAGTAAAAGATGAAATACTTTGGCGAGCTGTTGAAATGCCAAGTAAGTTAGTAATAAAAGAGTCCTTCTTTGAAGAAGATGTAAAAGAAACTGTCAAGTTTCAAAATAAAAATAAGACATTTGGTATCTTTGGTTTTCCACCATTCTTTGATTGTAGGAGTGAAAAAGAAAAATTGTCAGACAAAGGTAAATCTAACTACAATCCTAGAACAAGTACACAAAGAACTGGCCGATAGATATACATAAATATATGTATGGCAGACTTAACATCACTAGCAGAATCATCACAAGCATTGTTTTGTGCAATTGCTGACTACATAGGTACGAAAGAAACTAATATCATATTTGACACAAATGTTTCTCCAAACTATACTGAATTTAGAAATAAAGTAAAAGAAAAAACAATAAAAGAAGCTTATAAAAGAACTGACACACCAGGTGTTCAATTATTAGATATAGAAACTTTTTTAAAAAAAGATGAAAAGTGGTTTATATCTTCAATGCAGATTGCAAAAAAATTAGTCAACGATATTAGCTCAATTGATCCAGATTTAAAAATCGCTCAAAAAGGATTTCAAAAACTATTTTATTTTAGAGGTGATAGTGATGTTATGAGTAATATTGAAAAGTTATTTAAAATAGCAAACAAGTCTGGATATAAATCTCAAACAAAATTTGGTAACGTAAATAAATGGAATCCAGCTGATATATATTTAGCCAGTGATAAAGCTAAAAAACAAATTATCAATGAAGTACGAACAGCTAAAGAAAAAGTTTACACATTTCAAAACTTAAATATATTAACATCAGACTTAATTGATAGTGGTGATCTATTACCATTATCACTCAAAAAAACTACAAAGGAAGCCATTTTACAACAAGTAAACTTTGACAGAAAAACCGAAATAGATTTAATAAAAAAAATAAAAATTAAAAATGTTACTGATTGGAGACCATATAAAGTAGTTAAATATCCTAATAAAGGTGAAACTAGAGATATGAGAATACTTTTAGAAACGGGTGGTGATATAAAATTAAGACACGATCCGTCAGCAAAAAGATTTGTTGCTGAAGCTATATTTTCTAAAGCAGAGGCAAGAGGTGGTTCAATAGGGTCTATTAAAGTATTGTGTGATATAATAAGATTTGTAAATCCAGATGTAGCAAGACAAGTTTTAGTTAAATATGAAAATGGTGAAAAAAAATATTTTGAAGCATTAAAAAAAATAGAATATTTAAGAAAAGACAAAAAACGATTTGATTTTGAAAGAGGTGCTATAAGTGCCATTTTTGTCATAAATGAAGTAATGCCTGTACTTAAAAAGTTTTTTAAAGATAACAAACAAGGTCAAGCTGATCAAGTGTTAAGATTAATGTTTGAATACATCACATCAAGGACTCCTCTTTCAGGCAAGTTTGTAATTGCTAAATAGTATAAATAGTCTAGTAAGTAGTGATTTATTAATGGAATAAAGTGATTTTTCGCTTGACAAAAGCGTAATTTTTTGATATAATGGGTATAGTGGGAGACAAATGTATAGTTTTAAACAATATCTTAATGAGGCAAAAAATACTCATTTAGAACATTTAGAAGACGAAATTATTAATAACGGTTACCAAGGTGGCCTTAACGCAGTAGAATTTCTTAAATCAATAAGAAATATGCTAGTAGGTTCATCACGTAGAAAATTAAATGTATCCGTTAAATGGGATGGTGCACCAGCAGTATTCTGTGGTATTAATCCTGAAAACGGCAAATTCTTTGTTGGATCAAAATCAGTATTCAACGTAACTCCTAAAATCAATTACACTCAAGCAGATATAAGAAAAAATCACTCTGGTGGTTTAGTAGATAAATTATCAATCTGTTTAAAAGAATTACCTAAACTTGGTATACAAGGTGTTGTACAAGGTGACTTGTTATTTACATCAGGAGATATTAAGTCGGTATCTATACGAGGTGAAGATGCTATTGCGTTTACACCAAACACTATAACATATGCTGTTCCAGAAAATACTGATCTTGCTAAAAGAATTAAAAGAGCTAAGTTAGGCATTATCTTTCACACTACTTACAATGGCCGAAAGATGTCTAACCTAAAAGCAAGCTTTGGCGTCAATGTAAATCGTTTTACAAAGACGCCATCAGTATTCTTTGATGACGCAAGTTATAAAGACTCATCTGGTGTTGCTACATTTACAACTGCTGAAAGTGATCAGTATGATAATATGTTGAGAATGGCAGTTGGATCAATTTCAAAGGGTAAAGTTATTTTAGATTTGTTAAAAAGACAAACTAACATGTTATCAGTTGGTGCAAGATTAAAGATTTTCTTCAATACAAAAATAAGACAAGGTCAAACTATTAGTAACGTAAAAGGATTACAATCAGATTTTAGAAAATACTATGCTTCAGTTTTAGATGATGAGATGTCAAGTAAAAAAACAGAAGCTGCAAAAAGTAAATACAAAACAATAAGAGATGATGGATTAAAATTTATTGACAGATATGATAATGAAATATATTTTGCAATTGCAAGTTATGTAACTTTACAAAGAGTTAAAAATTATCTTGTAAGTAAAATGAATCAAATTAAATCAATAGGAACTTTCTTACAAAAGGGTAATGGGTTTGAAGTAACAAATCCTGAAGGTTATGTTGCTGTAGATAGAATGGGCAACGCAGTAAAATTAGTAGATAGACTAGAGTTTAGTACCGCAAACTTTACTTTAGCAAAAAATTGGATTAAAGGATAATGAAAAGTTTTAGAGATTTTATATTTGAAAAATTAGGCCGAATGAGAATTATTATGTTAGGTGGCCCTGGTTCAGGTAAATCGACATACACAGAATATTTAATTAAACACTTTAATATTACACACATTTATCCAGGTGGCATGTTAAGAAAAGAAATTGAAAAAGGTACAGAAATAGGACAGATTGCAAAAGATATAGTATCAAAAGGTGAGTTTGTTCCTAACGAGATAGTATTAGAATTAATTAAAAAGAAAGTCGAGCAATCACCACAAGGTTATGTATTAGATGGATGGCCAAGATATATGCAACAAGTACAAGACATGGAAAAATCAGAAATAGGATATGACTATTCTGTATTTTTAGATGTTAGTACTGAAGAAGTAATGAGAAGATTACTTGCAAGAGGCCGTGCAGACGATACGGAAGAAATTATAGGTAACAGAATAGAATTATATAAAAAAGAAACAGGTCCTGTAATAGAATATTTAAAAAAGAAACCAGGATTTTTAGAAATAAAAGCAGAAGGTGGTACACCTGAAGAAACTGCTAACGAAATTATTAAGAGAATAGAAAATGAAAGTAAATAGTTTTATACAACATTTAGCAGAGGGAGTTTACGATCCAGGTATATTTAAAGCGTTCTTTCTTGCTGGTGGTCCAGGTTCAGGTAAAACATTTGTAACACAAAGTACGTTTTCTGGTACAGGATTAAAAGTTGTCAATTCAGATATTGCTTTTGAAAGAAATTTAAAAAAGGCAAACTTATCTTTAAGTATGCCAGATGAAGAAACCTATTTTAGAGATATTGTAAGAAAGGCTGCTAAACGAGTTGCTATCTCACAGTTAGATAAATATGTAGAAGGCAGACTTGGTTTAGTTATTGATAGTACAGGAAGAGATTATGACATGATTGCTAGGCAACATAATATGCTAAAACAAATGGGTTACGATTGCTATATGGTATTTGTAAATACAACTTTAGAAGTTGCATTGGCAAGAAATGCTAGACGTGAAAGAAGTATACCTGAATATATTACAAAGTCAAGTTGGAATGGCGTACAAGATAATATTGGTAAGTTTCAAAGACTTTTTGGTTTAAGTAAATTTTTAGTTGTTGATAATAACAAATCAGATTTAGAATTAGTTACATTAACAATGAATAGAGTGGGTAAAGTAGTAAGAGGATTTTTAAGACAACCTGTACAAAATTATATTGCAAAACAATGGATGAAAAAAGAATTAGAGGCTAGAAAACGAATATGAGATTTAAAGATTTTTTAAAAGAGTCTATAATTGACATACCAAGACAAACGTATGCAAAAGGTGTATTTGATAAAGCAGATACTCCTAATCCAGTATTAAAACCATCAGTAAAAAAATTAGTATTAGATGGTATAAAGACATTTGAAAAATTTGGTAAAGTAGTTAAGTATACCTTAATTGGTTCAATACTAACTAAACAATATAGAGCTGACGCAGACCTTGACATTAATATCTTATTTGATATACCTGGTTCAAAAGAAGAACAAGAAAAGGTGCATGATGAGATTAGAGAATATCAAGGACAGATAAATGGTAAAAACATACCAGGCACACAGCATCCTATCAACTACTTTTCCATCATAGATCCTGTAACATTTAATAAGGCAAGGGACATGGCTGATGGTACTTTTGATATCGACTCTAACAAGTGGATCAAAAAACCAGAACCTGGCACCTTTGAACCTGAAAAATACGTTACGGATTTTCAGAAGCGTGTTTCTGAAATAGATGTTGTTAAAGGTGAACTTGTAAGAGATATGATTGATTATGAGGAACTAAAAGACTTAACAGGTGACGACATAAAGAACTTGTCAAGTTTAGTTTCTAAAAAGTTAGACGAAATTAAATCTTCTATTAACACTCTAATTGATATTGGTGACAAAACTATTGCAGACCGAAAGGATGCTTTTAGTACAGATATGTCACCAGACGAAATCAGAAAGTTTGGCGTTAAGAACCGACTTCCTAAAAATGTGATTTATAAAATGTTAGAAAAGTATCATTATCTCAAATTTTTCAAAAAGTTGAACGAGATCATGGAGGATGGTAAAATAACTCCAGATGAACTGAAATCATTATCAAAAATAAAAGAGGCCAAGGGTAGATCAATAGCATTTACCTTTGGCCGTTTTAACCCACCTACAATAGGACACGAAAAACTTATTAACAAAGTGGCACAACAAAGAACAGATGATTACAAAATTTATTTAAGTAAGAGTGAAGACACAGGTAAAAATCCATTGAACGCAAGAGTTAAACTTGCAACAATGAAACAAATGTTTCCTAGACATGCTAGAAACATAATGCTAAACCCCTCAAACATGATATTAGATATTGCTACTGAACTATACAAAAAAGGTTATTCTAATGTTACGTTTGTTGCAGGTTCAGATAGAGTAAGAGAATTTGATACTATCTTAAAAAAATATAACGGCGTTAAGAGCCGACATGGTCTATATGACTTTGATAGTATAAATGTGGCATCAGCAGGAGAAAGAGATCCAGATGCTGATGGTGCAACAGGTATGAGTGCAAGTAAAATGAGAGCAGCTGCTAAAGATAAAGACTTTGATACATTTAAAAAAGGTCTACCATCAAGTTTTGCTAATTCAAAAAATGCACAAGACCTATTTAAAAATGTAAGAAAAGGAATGATGTTAGCTGCATCCATAGATCATGGTGCAGGTGCATTTAGATTCAAACCATTTATAACTGCCTCTACAAAAGAGGAGTTAGAAAAAATGACATTAAGGGACAAATATATTTCAGAGCATCTATATGATGTAGGAGATATAGTTGATGATGTTGAAACAAACATTACTGGTGTCATAGTACGAAGAGGAACAAACTATGTTACCTTAGAGGACGAAAATATGAAATTACATAAATCATGGCTTTACAATATAATGGAAACTCCTGTCTACCCTATTAAGTTAGAGGAAAGAGCAAGAAAACTAAAATATGATAAAGAAACAGATCAACCTAAAAAATATGTTGCTGGTTTAAGTGATAAAGAAAAGAAAGCACACGATAGACATTTAGAAAAACAAGGCAAAAAGTCTGATAGTGATAAGAGTGCTTACAAACAATCACCCGCTGATAAAGTGGCAAAAACAAAAACTAGTACACATACAAAGCGTTTCAAACAAATGTATGGTGAGTTAAAAACAAAAAACGAAAAAGAACCTCATCATAGAGGTAATGAATTTAGCGATACAGGAATGCCAGAGGCATA